GAAAACTCTTTATTCGTAGTTCGCAACGCAGTTTCATCTGCTTTTTGATATCTAGCGCCGACTTGCGGACTAACATCTCGCATTAACTCATCAGATACACCTGTTACTTTGTCATTGTAAAATCGGCCAAAAGCTCCTTTTACACCTTCGTATAGCTCCCCGGCTGTTTGCGCTTCAGATAAAGGCGTTCGTGCATATACGGGGTTATCTACCTCAGTAAATTTTTCATTTGCTTTGGCTTCTTCTATAGCTTTAATTGAAGCTACATCATCAACATTTAAAGCATCATCAGCTAAGTCATTTGCTTCTGTACGAAGTCCACCAGCGGACGATGGCGTAATAACTTTATCTATAACGCGGCCCATTGTAGCGCCAGCTAACGCTCCGGTAATTCCGCTAAATGCTCGTTCTTCAAACGAATCTCCTTGTGCGGCACCATAGATAAAGCCTTCTGTTCCAACCTGACCTGCTACGCTTGTAATGCCAGCTTTGCCTAGCGCTTTAGCCAAGCCAATTCCGGTAGGAATAGACGCTAAAATTTCAGCTGGAAGCGCATAGCTAGCAAGCCCAGGATTTTCTTTTTTAAACTGATCTCTAGCCACTTCATATTCTAGCTTTGCATCTTTGTATGACTTTTCAGTTGTTGCCGCCTCTAAAGCCGCAGACAACTCGCCAAGCAAGCCAAGGGTAACTCCTTCGCCTACCTCGGTAACAAATCCAGCAACTTTTTTTGCTCTTTTTTCTTTAAGTGCCTGTAGTTTTTTAAGGGAAGATTCTGGGACAACAATGTCTTCAACTTTTATTGATGATTTGTCCTCTGATCTTTTTTCTAAAAAACGATCAATAGACTCTTGAGGGACGACAATGTCTTCTAGCCTCATGACTATTTTTTTCCTCTTCTTTGATCATATTCTTGAACTTGACCAAAAAATATTTCGCTGGCAGTAGGAACGCCCATAGATTTTCGCAATTGCGTATTTGCGGCTTCCATTGCTTTTGCTTGATCTACTGGGTTGCTTGGATCTAGCTCTGGATTGCTTTCATAGATATCGTTCACTATATCTTGAATTGCTTGCGCGTAGTCAGCTTCTGCCTGAAGCTCAGTTTGAGTTCTTTCAAAAGACTCAGGGAATTTGCGCTGAACAAACTCAAGAACAATTTGCTCTGCTTCTGGAGTCGTCTTGTTTAAAATGGAGTCAACAAGATACTGTTGATCCTCCTCAGACAAACCTCTTAAATCATCTTCAAGGTCAGTCATTAAAACATCCTTTGCAAAAGACAGGTCTCCTTGCTCTTTTAAATCGGTCAGCATTACATTTAGTTTTGCTCTAGCCGCAGGCTCATCTAAAGGTTTAACATCTCTTAAAGCCAAAGTAGTACCCATTTTAGACACTTCTCTTAAGGTAGATTTAAGAAGCTCTCTATTCGCAAGAATAGCGTTTTTAGTATTTCCCTCTTGAAAAATAACGCCATATTGCTCACCTAAAGCGCGTTGCTCTTTAGTTAAAGGTGTTGGCCTAACGTCATCCTCAAGCTTTTCATATTCTAGCTTTGCTTTATTAGCTTCTACTTGTGCTTTTTCTACTTTTTTAACTGCGTTTCCAAGATTGTTGTCAATAAGCCGTTGTTTTTCGGATTTGTATCTATCGCTACTAGGATCAAGACTAGAAAGTATTGCTATCGCTTGTTTTTCTAATGCATCTCTAATTTTATTATCTCTAGTTAAGTCATCAAGCCTTTGCTGTCCTCGTCTTTCTTTTACTGCCTGAACAGTTTCTGGGTCTTGTCGCAATTGATCAATGCGTTGCTTAACGCCTCTCATTACAACATTTTCATTTTCGGTTCTGCTTTCACCTTTGGCTTCTAACTGCTCATAAAGGGCTTCGGCTTTTATAAGATCACTAATGTTTCGTTCGGCTTTTTTAGCATCTACTCCTTTCATTTGCTCATTTAAGCCATCTAATGCGCTAAGTAGTTTTGAGCGTACCTTTTCATTTTCCTCAGTTTCCAGCCTTTTCATTACTTCTCTTCTTGCCGCAACAACACCAGCAACATTGCCATCCTCATAAGAAAGATCGCCAGCTAAAACTTGTTTACCAACATCAAGCATTCGGCTTCTTTGGCCTTTTAATTGTTCAGCAGATCTAGCGGCAACTAAATTACCACTAACCTTAGTGTATGCCGCTTTTAATGCTTCTCGCCTAGCCTGATTGGTTTCACTTTTTATTTGCTCAAGAAGAGAAGAAGCTTGAGCTTCAACCTCAGCAACATTCCCTAGCCTAGCGGCTTCCGAGCTTGCTGTTTGAATATCAATAAGCTGATTATCAAGGCTAATAAGCTCTCTTCTTTCTTTTGACTTACGGATATTTTCTGGCGCCTCACCAATCTTCTGGCCAGCAGTAAATAACCCGCCTGCATAAGAAGGCCGGGTAAGAGACTGAATAAACGCACTGCTAAATTTTGCCATGTCAATCTCCTTGTTTAACCAATGCCTGGAATATCAAAGTCGTAACCAGAGCCTAATGCGCCACTCAACAAGCCACCGCCAAGTGCGCCAGCAAGGTTAGCTTGACCAAGACTTGCGCCAAGCAATGCCTCAAGACCCGTTGCTCTAGCTTCACCAAATAGTCCTGTGCCGTACATTTGTGCTTGCTGTTGTTGGCCAGCCGCAGTCATTCCGGGAGTAATAGCAGAAAGGAGTTGAGCTTGAGGGAGATAGCTCGCACCTAGTGCTGTCATTCCTAGTTGTTGTCCTGCCTGCTGTAGACCCATTCGTTGACGCATTAGATCCGATCCTAGACCAGCAAACTGAGACCCGATATTCGCTTGTTGAGCTTGTTCTGCTTGGGCTTGTTGCATAGCAGATAGCATTGCTCTGTTTCGAGCCTCTTCTTGCGCCTGAGCTAAAGCAAACTGCTCTGGAGCGCCACCAAACTGCGCTGTACGAAGTCCAAGTCTACCCTGTGCCGCAAGCCTTTCTTCTGTTGCAAGACGCTGACGCTCCTCTTCAGGACGCTGTGCGGCTCGTATACGCTCAAACACAGCCTGCTCACGATCCATCGTAGGCATTGCGGCTTGACCCATAAACTCTCTGCCGCGCTCTACTGCCTCAATACCAGCATCGGTTAGCCCAGTCGCACCTCTTGGCGTAGTAAAAAAGTCCCCAGCTCTTCCAAACATTCGCTGTTGGAAAGCCTGCTCTTCAGGAGATAGTTGTAGTCCATACTGAAATTGTCCAGTTGTAGGATCTTGAGTAATCCCAAACTGACTGCCAGTTGCGCTAGTTACTGTATATGGACGAAATGCCGCTTGCTCTAGCTGGGTTCGAGCAAGCTCACCCATTCCAGTTAAAGCATCGTCACCAACAGTTCCAAGCCTTTCATACGCTTTATAGAGAAGCCCCGCGCCAGCGGCTCCTCCAAGCAGCTGTTGTAAAAACTCGTTCATTTTAATTTCTCCCTAATTAAACCGTTTTACCCATTAGCGCTAACAGGTTTATTTCTTGTAGTGATAAAGCAAACCCGTTGATGTCAGACTCAAGGCCGACAACGACGGTACTGCCGCTACCTACAGCATTCAAACTGCGTTGGTTAGTTAGCTCACCACCAGTAAATTCTGATAACGGGCTAGAGTTAGTTCCAAATTCATTGACGTTAAAAAATGCAGGGTTTTGGTTACCTACCGTAAATTCTGTTGTTCTAAAAGCAGTGCCAAAGTCATAAGCAAACTTCATAAATACCGTGGCGCTGTTTGCACCTACCAACGTAGGTTTTATTTTCTTTAGAATTTTTAATCTAGATATATCACCAAAAGTCAAACTAGGGCTAAAGTACTTAAAACGATAAGAACTACCGTTGTCTGAAAAACCTTTGTATTCGCTAATACCGTCAGAAGATCCTACATACAACGTACCATCAGACAGTCTTTCATAAGCAGTAAACTCAGAACCAGGCCAACGTGTCACCCTAAACGAACCGTCTTGCAGTGTTCCTCTTACGTCAAAACAAAAGGTTGTGCTCTGTCCTACAAAAGTAATTAAATAAAAGTTTTCTTCAGGACTGTAAATACTCCTAAAAAACTCTGTCTCACCTTGAATCAATCCAATAATGTCTTTAGTAATTGTGCGTGACAACGTACTAATAGGCATTGACTTTTCTTGTATAGTACGTCCAAAGCTACGTAAGCCTGTATGTGACAAAAACAAAACATCAGTACCAGTGTGCTGTACTGTATCCCTATCAACACAACCAACACCAGCTACAGTATCCACAAGCGACATCGTTGCCGGTGCTTCAGCGCCTTGGTAGACAACAATGCTGTGTTGTCCAAAAATAATTAATAAACCGTTGTGTGCGGCTAGTGCAACAATCTCGTCATAACCGTCAGGCCATACTTTAGAGATATCAATGCTACCGCTTGTGCCACCTGTCCAATTTTGTCCAATCAATAGGTCTGACCAAAAAACAGTAGACTTATTATCAAGAACATCAGCACACCAAAGACGACCGTAAGCCGCAATAACTTCGTTAGCATTTGGAATGTCAGATGCACTTGACGCTCCTGTCACTGCTGACATTTTCTCTACTGCACCTGATGAGTTACTGTACACCAACGGCTCGTAAGTTCTCTGAAAGAAATAAATCTTGTCGTTAAAGTCAACCATCTTCCAGTTGTCAGCGCTAATGGTGTAACTGCCGGGTGTTTCATCAGCTAGTGTTGTTGTACCGCTAATGATCTTGTTATTACCTACAGAAAATATCTTGCTGTTACCGGCGTTGTCTCTAAACTCTCTAATGGCTCTAATTGAAGCAGTACCAAGAACAGTCTTGTTTGTAGTAATAACTTCGTAGCCTTTACGTGCAGCAATACGTCCACGTTTGTCGATAACTGCATTGTCAGCAATCTCAGCAAACGAAGGATCTTGAGCAATCGGCGAGTCTTCGGTGTTAATACCTTTAAAGGCCGGAGCAACAAGATTAATGCTTTGTAGTTGTTGTGCCATATCAGACAGTCCTAAAAATCATTTCCTCTGGGTGCTTTGCCGCATCAATGGCAATCGCATCAGATAAGTATCTATCTGCAATACTGAAATATTCTGCTGTAGATGTCCCGCCTGTTTCGCCTCGCTCACGCGCAAGCAAGGCAACGGCAAGATGAATCACAGGCTTTTCTGGTATAAGCAGTTCGTCTCCGTCTAAAGATAAATCAGACTGTCTTTTAATCACGTCAAAACGTAAGTCATATGCACCATCAGGCTTAGGGCTTACTAACACTTTAGTGTCGCCGCTAGCGCTGGCTATGCCGTTAAAGGTGTAATACTTAGGAGCGCCGCTAGTTTCTGTTGAGATATATCGTCTGTCGTTAAACCAATCTTTAGTTTGGTACTCCATAAAGCAATTTTGAGTGTCGTTAATTACTGACAAAACCTTTACGTCATCACCAGACCCAGTAAGAGTAAGCTCCTCGCTACCAGTTTGCACTTCAGTCGTTTTGATGATTGTTTCACGAAGTGCCGACCAATCAGTTGCTTGCTCTACAATAGTCTTCGCATCGTTAATAAAGTCACCAGCCATTTTTGAGTACGTGCTTTCGTTTACGCTATTAACTTCCTCTTCACGCAAACGGCGCAACACGTTGTTCATTATGTTGAGATAAGTCATAGGTCAAACATTCCCTTCTTTCGCTTCTGAAGGCTATTAGCAATAACACTTCCTAATGCTTGGTTGTAGTCAGTTGTTTGTGAAACTTGAGCCATTAGCCCTCTTGCATAATCTACTGCAGGTGGAGCAATAATTTGTTGTAAGGCTGGTAGCTCGTAACTAAGGCCGGTTATAGGAACTCGGCCTCCACGACCGCCGCCGCCACCGCCGCCACCCGGAGGAATTGGAGGCTCTACAGGAGGCTCAACAGGAATTGTAGCTCCCGGGCACCGACCATCTTCATAGTCACTGGGCTTTGTGTCGTCCGCACACTCAGAGCATAACGGCCAATCTACTGCGCCATTAGCACAGGTTTCATCACCTCCATCTTCTGGCTCTGGTTCGGGCTCTGGTTCGGGCTCTGGTTCTGGCTGAGGTTCGGGCTCAGGCTCTGGCTCTGAAATAAGAAACTCTCTACACTCATCTGGATTGGCCTGTGCATAGTCAGAATTCTCACAAGGATTTATAGTAATAACTCCACAATTACTTCCTTGCTTATCAGCCTTTGGCGTAACTCCGTCAGGACACATACCAAAGTCACCTTCAACAACTTCAAAGCCGGGCAGTGTTATAGGTTCTGGTTCAGGTTCTACCTCCGGTTCTGCCTCCGGCTCCGGCTCAGGCTCGGGTTCTGGCTCTGGCTCTGGCTCTGGCTCGGGTTCTGGCTCCGGTTCGGGTTCTGGCTCCGGTTCGGGTTCGGGGTCAGCAATACAATCGCCATCAGCATTATATGTGCCATCAACCCCTTCATCTGTTTTGCAGGGATCGCCTTCTGCGAAATCCATAGGAGGATCTTCGCATTCTCCAGTTGTTTCATTTCTTATTTGATTGCCTGGGCATGGATCTAGCGTTGCAACGCACTCACCGCTTTCATTGGCCTCATAACCAGACAAACAGCCACCACAGCGACTTGTTCCGCCTTCTTCGGCTGGTATGTGTGCCCTGTTTTGCTGAGCACAATCTTCCGCGCTTGGGCCTATAGGCGCTTGCTTTTCGGGTTCGCATTGTTGCGTTTGCTCTGAAAAGAAAAACCCTTCAGGACACTGATTACACTCAGGGTAGTTAAGTGCGCCGTTAGTGCATTCGAGTGGAGCTTGAGCGCAATACTTTTCGTTGGCTTCTCTAAATGCAGGATCTTCACAGTCGCCAGCAAGCAAGAAAGGATTTATTTCTTCTAATTGATTTTGAACCTCACTAATAACAAGGCCGCCAATCCATCCGCCTAAAGCGTCGTTAAGAATGTTTGCCAAGTCATCAGTAGTAAAGACACTACCGCCAGTAATATCGCCCCAAACGCTAGAAACTGCATCTCTAGCTTGCTGTACTTTATCTTCAAACCAGCCAGTAGGATCTTCTAAAAAATCTTCTAAGCTTTCGCCAGCTTCAACAATCCTGTCTTCTAAATCCTTCCATGTAATATCAACCATACCCGGAGGTATAGGAAGGTTTAAGCCGGGTATTGAAAAGATTGCTCCAATATTTACACAGTCTTTCCAGCCGGGATACGGATCGCCACCATCAGGATCAGGTACAGAGCCAGTCCAAGTTTCACAATCTCTAGCGGTTGCAGATACAGACCGCCAAATACTTTCGATAAGATCTTTGGCATCTTCAACACTAGTAGGGACTGCTTGACCTGCCGCTTCAATCATCGAATTGATGATGTTTACATCTTCTTCTGTAATATCTGGATTATCAGCAAGTATTTGTTCAAACAAACTAGGGTCATCTGTTGTTTCTGACCCTAAAACATTACCTCGCAAAGAATTCCAATACTCTGTTGCTCCGGGAACATCAAAAATAAACTCAGGCTCAAAACTTAAAAATTCTTCTTTTGTTATTTCTCCAGCTTCATACTGATTAAATAAATCTTCAAGCTCTTGAAGCTCTTCTGCAAGATAAACACGATCAATATCGTCATCATCTAAATCTTCAATATATTGAGCTATTTGCTGAACAAACCCATTCCAAACAGCAAAAGCTTGTTCTTCAAGATAAGCTAAATAATCTTCGTAGCCATCCTCTTCTAATCGATCCATTTCTTCAGCAGGATCTATTTCTGCAATGCTGTCTATATAAGCAAGAAAATTAAATAAATCATCTTGTGATGTGTCTACACCATCATCATCAAAGCTATCATTAAAATTTATTTGAGATCCTATCTCTGCCATTGTTTTGTTATAGGTGTCTACAAAACGTGTTCCTGCATCTCCATATTCCGACAACTCAAAACTTTGAAGTTGTTCGTAAGTTATATTTCCATTTAAAAAATCGTTAACAAGGCCGGCAAATGTTGCTTGATCTTCAAGAAGCCACTGCATTTCTTGAGGCAAACTATCAAAATACTCACTATCTAGCTGGTCTTGGCCGGTAGGATCGTTTTGGCCAAAGTAAGCATTTAATATATCTGCAATAGCGTCCGGGTCTGTTATTTCACCCGGAACATCCATGTCGATTCCATCATCAAAACTTTGCGTTTGTATAGAATCCGTAGTTTTTTCAGTTAGCATACCTGCCGGAGGATTAACTTTAGGCTGATTAGACACATCCCTATTTGGGCTTACAGGCATATACCCAACAGGAGTAACCTCAAAAAGTTGTCCATCTACTTCAAAGATGTCGCCGTATCTCATTTACTTTTCCCTTGATACGCCTTTTGTTTTTTCATAAGAACGCATAGCACCAAGACCTAACATACCCATTAACACAGGCATCATCCCACTGAGATCCAAAGCCGGAACAATGACACTAGAATTACTAACGACGAGTACAAAGTTAGCCATAGGAATAAACAAATAATTACTAGCCAAACCAAGGCAACATACCCAGCCGACAGCAGGTCGCCAACCAGCAACAAACATTGACTTATGTGCGGCTTCAACCTTGTTAACGTCAAGCTGGGCTTTAGCCAGTTCTTGAGCGTGTTTTTGAGCCATTGTAGCGACATCATGAGCAAGCCTAGCCTTCTGGTCTTTGTCTTCTATAAACTTGTCTAGAAGACTTGTGATTGGCCCTATGAGCTGATCTATCATCTAGCAAACTCTAAAACAGCAATAGCCAGAGTGATAATTACTGACAAAGAAGCAAAACCCCCTGTCATCATTTTTTCTAAACGATCAAAACGCTTGCTGTGTTCGTCAAGCTGTAGCTGAATCATTTCGTACCGCAAGGCACACTCAGCTTCGTGTTTGTCTAAACGTGCCAATGCTTCGTCTACAGAGTTCATGACTACCCCTTATTGTTTACCAAGGCATACCGTCAGCAGTAACAGGGTTCTTCTGTGCTTCGATATTTGCCGTTAGAGCTGCCTCAGTTGCGCTCTGATCAACGTTAGCCCAAACCCAACCCAATACGTCAGCTTCGGTTAAGTTGTCGTAGGCGATGAATGAGGGATCGTCAGCATCAGGTGTAAAGCCTACAGTGCCATAGGAAGAAGCAGAGTAGTCTCCGTCTACTTCAGTAACACGCCAGTGTGCGAGGATTACACCGCCGTCTGACAGGTTGCGTTCGAGGTTTGCGATAGTCCATGTAGCCATTGTTATGCTCCAAATACTGCGTTGCAGATAGCTTGTACATTAGAAGGTTCTGATGACCAGTCGTCGCCAGAGTTAATTACATGACGGTGATACGACTGTGAAATCACAGCACCGTCTTCGAGTACACGAGTAGCAGTGCGTACTTGAACGACAGAGCCGTCCTCTGTAGCTACTACTTCGATCTTGTCTGCTACTGTTTCTTTAGTTAGTGACATTGTTGTCTCCTTAGTTAGTCCAGCCCCAGAGTCCACTGAGGCTATTAAGAGTTCGTTGGATAAGAAAATTGGATACGCAGTCGTGAGTTTGCCACCAGATCAGACGCTTGAAGTAAAGAACTGTCTGGGAATCCTGTTGAAAGGTCTTTATGGATCTTAAACTCCGTGTTCCCGCTTGCAAACCTAACAGACAGACTATCTTCAGCGTTTGCAATTTGCTGTTTAAATCCAATTGACACGGCAAGGACATCGACGCTGTTTTGAGCGTTAAAGGTGAAAGGCAATCCAGTAACACTCAAATCTCCATCTGTGGTTCCACTGGGAGCCGTGCTTGTATCAATGTTTAACATCATATCTACAAACACTCTATTTCCTATTTTTGTGTAGGAACCTTTTTGCTTGTTATACGTAAATGTATAATCGCCTCCGCTAAACGCAGGAGTAAACGTCCCTTCTTCGTAGTCGTCTAGTTTGTTTGCCGCCGCAGTACCGCCGAGGTACGCACCGCCTGACAGGTAGAGGTCTTTGAAGCGTGAGTTGCTAACGCCTAAATCGATCACCGCATCGTTTACGGTTCCATTATCTACGCAAGGGCTAATTGCATTGTTATCGTCAAAGAAGCGCAATTTATGGTCGCTTAAGCCAATAAGCAAATCGCCAGCATACACACCAATTTCTCCGACTGCTGTGTTGTTCTTGCGGAACTCTGCAATGGTGCCGTCAGAGGTCGTGCGGTTAAGTATTAAGGACTGAGTACTGCTAGTAGTAGCTACAACTTGGCCAGTATCTTTAGCCTCAAAACCAACGGTGGTTATAGAGTCTTGAGAGGTTTTCCCCACGAGCAAGTGTCCGCCGGAGGTAATGCGCATGGCTTCGTATGGAGGAGTAGAACCTGCGTTACTTACCTCAAAGCCCATTGCCATAGTATTTGAATAATCTGCGGACTGTATGGCAGTTATCCGTACAGCTTTGTCGGTGTCTGCTGTATGTTGTAATCGGATGCCTGATTTGAAACCAGCGCCACCTACACCGGCTGTTTGAGACTGAAAGTTAGCAACATCAATGTTGGAAGACGAAGTAACTGTTGTGCCGTCATATACGTGCAGTTTTTGGCTTGGAGAACTCGTACCGATCCCGACGTTACCGCTGGTGTCGATGCGCATACGCTCTGTAATTGTAGAGCTTCCATCCCAATGACCAAACTGCATCGCTTGACCATCAGGTACAGAGAAGTCACCAAAGCCGCCATCAGCTAAAAAAGAAGGTGTAGAATCTGAGCTTACGCTGTGCACTCTTGCTGTAGGCGAGGTTGTGTTAATTCCAAGATTAAGGTTCGTCGCATCCCAAACAAGTTTTTTTACAGAACCTGCCGTATTGTATAACGCAAACTCTCCATCAGAGTGATCTATAGCTAACCGAAGTTTATTAGTTGCAAGGTCATCAGTTGTACTTTGTATTTGAAAAATACCCGATGTATTCCTAATTCGGGCATTAAGGTCGGTTGTGTCAGACTCTATAAACTCAATACGAGGAGTTGTGCCTCCAATCGAAGTCTTAAAGTCTACATTTAGGTTATTGACAGTAATGTCGCCATTCACATCAAGGGCTGTAGCAGGCGAATTTGTACCAATACCCAAAGACTCCGCAGAAGCATCCCAGAACAACTTCGGAGTCGTGCCAGTGTCTTCGTAGAAGCTGATGTCGCCGTTGGCGGCTATGTTTAATCTGCTTACTGGAGACGAACCATCGGCTGTTTTAAAGTTAAGGTCTGTATCTAGTGTAGAGCCTGACACATGGCTTCCGGAGGCTATTGCTGATATGGAAGCAGACGTGTTTTGATTGCCTAAATCGAAGCTATCAAAGTTAATACCGCCAACAACATTACCGCTGACCACATTGCCTGTGCCGCCACGAAGTGTAAGTTGATTAGTAGTGTTTCCAGACGTTGCAGAGGAATTTATGGCAACACTACCATCCGAAGTCAAACCGTCGCCAACAATCGTCCCTGTAACATCGATGCCTGTGGAGGTTGTCTCTAGCTTTTTTGACGCATTGTAATATAGGTCAACGGAGCCACCTGCATTCGCAAACAGCATATTATCGCCATTAGTATTTTCAAGTTGTACTGCGGCGTTAGCCCGTATGAGTAAGTTGCCTGTGCCAGCGTCTTGAATACGGCTATTAGACCCATCATGATAAATCTGTAGGTCAGAACCAGCACCAAAGAGGGCCTTGTCGTTGTCGCCGAAGGTTACGTTGCCAGTTGTGCTAATAGACGTAAACGATCCTGAGCCAGCAACAAGACTGTCAATGTTGGCTGTGCCGTCAATAAAGAGATCATTCCACTCTGCGCCGGATGCACCTAAGTTATAAGTGTCGTCAGCAGAAGGAAGAAGGTTAGAAGCAATGTCTGCCGTAACAGTTACAGTGTCTGTAGCGGCGTTGCCCAGAACTGTATTGCCGTTGACAGTAAGCCCGTCAATAGTAACGGTGCCTGTAAATGTGGGGCTTGCGGCGTCTGCTTTGGTAGCGATCGCAGTCGAAATGTTATCGAACTCTGTTTCAAACTCTGAACCACGGATGATCTTGCCAGAGTCACCAGATGGCAATGAGTCTTTTGCCGCAAAGTCAGTAGTCTTTGAATAATTGGACATGGCTAAGTTTCCTCTTGCCTAGCTAATGAGAATGAGAAAGGGGGCCATAAAGACCCCCAGAAGTTTCTTATGCAGATGGTACTGCGAGTACGAAACCAGCTTCAGGACGATATACCTGGACACCATACAAGCAGTCAGCCGTATACAGAGTCGAGAGGTATTCCTGCTTATACTGAGTTTGCGAACGTACAGACATTTGCTCCGCAAGAACAATCGCATCGCGGTGAAACAGCATAGCCGCGCGAGTGTCTACAGAAGATGCAGTGTTCTGAGCCGCAGTCTCGATAGTTGCACAGTTAGCTGAGACGTAAATGTCTACACCGTACAAATTACCGATAAGGCCAGATTGAACTGCTTGACCTGATACAAAGTCAGAAGACACATAACGGTCAATGCCCATGATCGCATTGCGAGTTGCAGGTGGAATAACAAGTACACGATCTTCCATTGGTACGTTGTTGTCATCCATCTTCTGGATCATGTCACGGAAGAATGAATCAGTAAAATCATCACTAGCTACAAGATTGTCGTCGGTGTACTGAGTAGTTGTACCGTTATTATTGAAAAAACAACCTGTGTGCTGGTAGTCGGTTGGAGCCGCGCCAAACACAACAGCGCCGCCATTGCCGAAGCCAGTACCGCAAGAGTGCAGATCGTTGTCGATCTTAACAGCAAGCGCATAACCAGCATCTTCAGTGTAAAACTGACGAAGGCTAGAAAGAGCCTGTACTTCAACGATGTCTTCGATGAGTCGTGAATACTCAAAGTGACGGTCGATGTCTACAGTCAATTCGCCTTCAGTGTTAGCGATGATAGTAACAGCTGTATCAGCGGCTTTAGCGTTAGCATCACCACGGATAGGCTTAGGGATGTGAAGCTTGTCGCCTTTCTTGCCAGACATTGCGATCTTCTTGACAAGGGGAGCCATCTTCAGGTTCTTTTGGTAAGCGGCAATAATCTCATCACTCCAGATTTCTGGGATGAAAGTAGCCGCTTCAGTCTTTGCCGTAAAACCGGCCGTGCCGGGATAAGTTGCAGTAGCCATGTCAAATCTCCTTTAGATTATTTGACTCGACCCTCTGCGTATGCCTGTAAAATTTCAGGTGATAAGGCTTGATAACGCTCGGGGTCCGTTTTCATAAGTTTAATAATGTCGGCCCTGCGATATGTCTTCTTACGCTCCCCCTCACCACTGCCTCTCGTGTTGCCTGTACTAGCCGCCTTGAGTTGCTGTTTCCGCACCTGTTTCTCAACAGTTGCAGTTTGTTGGGCCACTGTCTTTCGCTCTTTCCAAAGCGAAAACAGCTCATCGGCCGCATCAGCGTTATACTCTTGGTCAGCCTCTACAAACAGCTGAGTCCTAATCTTCGAGGCTTTTATCCAGTCTGCAAACTTGGGATCGCCAAGAATGCTCTGCATATCAGGGTGCTTATTACCAAGCTCTGCAAGCGCCGCTTGCTTCTTGTAATTCGCACTGTACTGTTCGGCCTCTCTGATTTTTGGGTGATTCTCAATTGCACGATTAACGGCGGCTTGAGGATCTGTAAAGTAGTCAATATCACTTTCAGGCTCAACATTGCTCTGTTGAGGTGCTGATTGCGTTTGAGCAGTAATATACTCATCCACTACCTTACGAAGCTCACCGACTTCAGAAGAGTGTCGACTCATCACCTTTTCAACTTCTTGGTGCATCTGTACGACTTCTTTTAGAGATTTACCTTTATACTTCTCTGGAATATCGTCGTCAGTGTCTTGCTCTTCTGCGTCTTGAGGTTGCTCAACCGCTTCGAATACAGATTCCTCTGCTTCTAACGATTCAGTCTCATTCGCTTCGTTTTCAATGTTATCCTCATTGTCCCCTTCGGGGTGAAGATCAAGCATTGTCGCTCTTGACATTTATTAAACTCCGTCTGTTGGAGATTTACATTTTCTGCCAGCCTGTTCATGTTCTCGTACCCACTTCATATGACGACCAGGAAAGTCCCCACTATGACCCTCGAGTACGCACTTCGGGGCTGACAGCATTTTAGTAGCATTAGAGCCACAACCGCACCTACTAGTTGTAACTCCTCGCTCTACCATTTTTTCAAAGACATGGCCGTTAGCGCAACGGAAATCGTATATCTTATACATCCATGTCTTCTTGTTCTTCGGCCTCTGCCTGTTCTCGCGCCGCAGTAATCGTAGCTTCTAGGTTGATTACTGTAGCAAACGCAGACACTTGGCCTTTACGGAAAAAAAGGTCTTCAGCATCTTTGACCGTTTGAATATCCGCTAACTGTGTAGCATTTCGTGACAATTCTTCCACGAGTTGCTTGAAACCTTCACTGTTGAACAACACATTGTAGTTGTCAAAATACGTCTCAAGTTCTGGCGTCATTAATACTATCTCCTACTTGGTTGATTAAATGCCTTTTACCATGCTTTTTGCAAAAAGTCAGGCTTTTCTTGATCTAGCTGTTTTTTTTGCAATCCGTTTAGGTTGAGCTGAGTGCTGTTTACCTGCCGCTGTATCCTTCCGCTTCTTGCGAGTTGTCGCCGCATACTCTTTAGCTGACAAAGACTTAATGGCTTTTGCAGGCAAATACCGCTCGCCTGTAGCCTTTGGGCCTTGAGTGGACGGCTTGCCTGACTTGGTGCGCCAGTTTTGGCTAGTCCACTTCTTCAATGATTTCTGCGACTTCTTTAATGCCATTAGCTTTTATAGCCCCCGCCCTTTGCTTTGTACTGCTTTGCAAGCATTTGGGCTTTTCGTGCAGACCATTGACCCGGCTTTCCACCTTTTCCACCTGCTTTGATCTTGTTAAACAAGTTCTTCCGCATGGTCGGCTTGGTATAATTACCGGCCTGATTTACTTTTGACTTAGTAGCCATTAGACATTTTCATTGGCTTTCTTTTTGGCTTAGCTTTTGGTTTAGCCTTTGGCTTTGCTTTGGCTTTTGGCTTGGTTTTATACATACCCATTTTGTTGCCTGGCATAACGCTCTCCTTACTTTTTGTGAACCTTCTGAACAGCAAAATCCGCTGACTTAGATGCGCCTTTGTGCGGCTTATAGCCACCCGCAGGGTCTTTCATCAACTTATACTCTTTGCCTTTTTTCATCCAGTGATAACCGTCCGGTGCCTTTACTTTCATTTAATTCACCATTTAACCTTATGCGACCAATAACGCGCAGATAGCTTGCTGGGATTTGGGTCTTGAGCATTGTGTCGTGCATAGTAGCTTTTCTTCCGCGCTTTGTCTTTTGCGCTTGTAGGATTTTTGCCCGCACCTTTTACGCCCTGTTGCCCAAAGCGAATAGTCTTAATCTGATCGCCTTGCTTTGCAACAACAACGTGAGACTTAGTGGGATGCCCCGGCGTTTTCTTCGGCTTGTTGAACCCGCTTACGCCCGCGCGTGCTAGTCTTGGGTCTTTCTTGGCTGGCATTCGACAAATCCTCCACGTCTTTTTGAAGCTTTTTTATTTCCGCCTGCAATGGCTCAAGCATTCTCTCCATCTTACGAAATAAAAGTTCAAGCTCTCGATCAGTAAACATAGTCTATCCTAGTTGTAAGGGAACCATTCTCCAAATTTACGAACGTATGTAAAGATGGCCGTTGTATCAGCAGTGCTTAGAGTGACAGTTGTGCCACCAAACTCATCACCGGCTGTATTGTACTCCGCGACATTGTAAAGGGTTGATGACGAGGTAATGTTGATATCGCCAACAATCTTTACGGTATTAGGTGTAGTCAGCTTAACCATTACCGTTTCACGGTCTTTCGGCGTTTGATTAAGCACTACAGTTACGTCGGCACTGCATCTAAGGATTTCTGTGCCTGACGTTGTATGGTCAGCAGTTACCGCAAAAGGAGTGGCTGTTGCAAGGTCGGCTCTAGACTGAGGAATAAAACTCATTAGATTGCTAACCACTCTTTAAATTCTTGGATGTATACCAAGTGTAACGTCGTATCGTCCTGCTCTACGATAATGCTTCTAGCGCCAAACTCATCGACATTGTACTGAGCTACGTCATAATACGACATATTGACAATATTAATCTCACCAACAATGTCTATTCTATCATCGGTACGGCAGTTAATAATAACCGTCTCTCGATCCTGCGGATGTTCTCTAAGGTTGATAACAACACCTGACGTAACCTTAAGAATCTCAGATCCGCTTGTTGTGTGATTGCTAGAGATAATCTTGGCTGTAGCATTCTTAAGATCCGCACGACTAGCCATGCTACCCATAGAGATATTATAGACGTTAGGCGCTTGGGCCTCGTTAATATCCTTAACAGATCCGGCGTCTATCTCATCGCCATTGGTTAGCGTTAATACAAGATGGCCGTCAAAGTCTACGTTTGCATCCTCGACACCTACGCCTTGCTCCCCATCAGCACCATCGGCTCCGTCTTTGCCGTCTTTACCGTCCTTACCAGTTTTACCCGCAGGGCCGGTTTTTCCGGTTTTTCCGGTTTCTCCTTTTATCCCCTGTGGGCCGGGATCACCTTTGTCTCCCTTTTCTCCACGAATCGCCTCTACTGCCTGTATCTTAGACAGTAGTTTGTCGTAGATAGCGGTAAGCTTTAAATCCACGTTCATTCTTGACCGAGACGTTGCATCAACATTTGTTCGGCTTCACGAGTTTCATTTGCACGTTGCTCTACCTGCTGATTGCCCTGCTCTTTGGCCGCAACCTCCCGCTCACGCAGGAGTGTTTCAGCTACCTTCATACGGCGCTCAAACTCTTTATCGTCCTGATCACCTTCTTTGAGATTTCTTGTAATCGCATTGATTCGATCAATCTCAAGCTCCGCAGGAACCGCTGAAGCTTCTGCCGCCAACTTAGTAGCTCGTGCGTTAGACTCTTGAGCCTGAGCATTAAGCGCATTAGTTTGCGACTGCTGAAACTCAACCTGAGCCTGCTGTACTGCCATCTGCGCTTCCTGAGC